CAGGTCCGCGCCGGTCAGTTTCGCGCCGGTCAGTTTCGCGCCGGCCAGGTACGCGCCGGCCAGGTACGCGCCGGCCAGGTACGCGCCGCGCAATTTTGCATTGGTCAGGTCCGCCCCGGTCAGGTACGCGCCGGTCAGGTCCGCGCCGGTCAGGTCCGCCCCGGTCAGGTACGCGACGCTCAGGTCCGCGCCGGTCAGGTCCGCCCCGGTCAGCTTCGCGCCGCGCAATCTCGCGCCGGCCAGTTTCGCGCCGGCCAGGTCCGCCCCGGTCAGGTCCGCCCCGGTCAGGTCCGAATTGGTCAGGTCCGCGACGCTCAGATCCGCGCCGGTCAGGTCCGCGCCGGTCAGGTCCGCCTCGCGCAACTTCGCGCCGATGAGTTTCGCGCCGGTCAGTTTCGCGTCGATCAATTTTGCGCCGGTCAGTTTCGCATTGGTCAGTTTCGCGCCGACCAGTTTCGCGCCGCTCAGGTCCGCGCCATTGAAGTTGACATCGTCACGCACACCATTCTCCAGGGCGGCCTTGAAAGATTCCGCCCCGGTTTTGTAAATCACATTGCCCATGGTGTCCTTGATTTCGTGGGTTTTCATTTTCTTTTCTCCTGTTTTTTGGGGTTTGGGGTTGGATTGCGCATCGTTTAAATCCAAGGTAACACCTTTGTGAGGCCATGTCAAGTATTTTTATGATGTTTTTTCTGGCTATAATTCTTCAAATATTTTATTATGGATTGAATATCGGTTTGCTAATTACTAATTCTCTTGACAATCAATAGTTTATATCATATATTACACCCTAGTTTATTCTTTGATATTAAATATTGTAATAATGAAAGGTGGTAATTCAGATGAAAAGTAATCAAATCGTTTTGCGCAGAAATTTTTTAAACTGGGAGTGGTATGACGAAAGTAAGATGGTGCATATGTTTATCCACTTACTGTTGTTGGCAAACGACCGAAAAGGTGAATGGCGCGACATTCCTATCAAAAGAGGGCAAGCAATAACAAGTCGTCGGCGATTGCTCATCGAGACGGGAATGGCAGAGGCAACTATCAGATCTTGTTTTGCCAAACTTGAAAAATCAAATGCAATAACCTTGTCGCCAGTTAGTCTGTACACCACCGTAACTGTCTGTAATTACGATGTATATTCTGAAAACCAGCCATTAAAAGACAGTCATTTCATTGTTTTGCGCAGACGTTTTTTGCAATGGGAATGGTATGACAACAGCAAAATGGTGCACCTTTTTATCCACTTACTGTTGTCAGCAAGCGACAGAGACGACAAATGGCGCGGGATGCCAGTAAAAAGAGGGGAAGTAATAACAAGTCAACGGCGATTAGTCGTTGACACAGGAATATCAGAAGTAACCATCCGGTCTTGTCTTACCAAGCTTAAAAAAATGAAGGAAATAACTATGTCGCCAATTGGCATCTACACCGTTATAACCATCTGTAATTACGAAAAATATGCAATGCCAGTAAAAAGGAAGGTCAGGTAGGCGTTGTCCGGATTTGCCAAAAAATAAGGAAAGATAAAAAAATTGGGGCTGGCGGCGTTCAGGTTTAGCCGCCAGATCCAATCATAATAGATGGAAACAGGTGGATTTACATCAGCAGGTTGCCGGTTTTTTTCTTTTATCCCCGGCAAGCCCGTGCTCCCGCCGCAGCCGCAACAGGCACGATGACAAGGTTGTGCTTTTGTATTCGATGCCAGCCTCGTCCATGGCGATCCTCATCGGGCCCATCGTGACCGCCCCCCTGCCATTATCGAAAAATTTACGGGCATGGGCCATCGTGCCGCAATCTTTTGATTTGCCCAGCCCCGCACGTTTTTTTTCCCTGGCGAAAATAGTCTTGGCGGATCGGTCGTGAAAAAAAAGATTTTTTGCGTCGAGCTGCTTTTTGAGATCGGCATAACTGGTGACACCTTGACTGACGCAATCACGGATGACCACTGACAGTTTCGGGGCATCGCCAGAAGCGATCTCCAGGCGCTGTTGTTGCAGCGCGTCCCCATAACTGCCCAGTTTTATCCGGACCGAATACGGCAGTTTTTTGAAATCCTCGTTCGGCATGGCGTTAAGCGATTTATCCAGCATATTCACAACCGTGTCGGCAAGATTGTTTTTATCGTAATTTACCCCCACGGCCTTGCAAAGCCGCTCAACCTCATTTGCCATGATTGTTATTGTTTTTTCCATTTTTACCGTTTTTGATATCCGACCATGTTTTTCCAAACAGGTATGACCCGATCGTGCTTCCCGCCAACAGGAATATCCCGTTGGCGATTGTCTCATGCAAACGTATATCACTGCCATTTACAAGCAGGTATACAATTGTGCCCGCGCAAAACACCAAAACAACATTGACGATCCTGCGCCGTATTTTCCATAAGTGTTCATTATAATTGCATTTATTGCTATTATCTGACATATTGGCTATTCTCTACCTTTTACTTTTTCATCCGTTTTGCCAGAAAGCCATGTCACGGTCGCCCCGCCGGATGCAAGCACCGCATACCCGGCTTCACCAGCCACGCCAGCCGTGTATTGCGACACCGGAAAATGCATGGATCCCGCGGAGCCTGGGCTTCCCGCCTCTCCGCAATCACCGCCATCGCCGCCGGTACCGGCATACTGTTCCGGCGCGGGCGCGATCCTATCATACCCAACACCACCGCTGCCGCCGCTGCATTGGCCACTGGGAGGAGTTTGGCCTTCATCGCCGTGGCCGGAATTTGGCTCACTAAAAAACGGATATTGATTTCCGCGATCGCCATTAGGCCCACCTACATGACCCGCGCCGCCGCCGCCGCCGCCACCACTGAAAAAAAATGATGGACTCGTACCCCCTGACCAACTCAGCCCGGTAATAGCGGCACCACCACCGCCACCACCACCGCCGGCAAAAATTTCCCCGTCCATATTGTCTATATATATAGAGCTATTGGTCTCAATCGCGTTGCCACCGTCCGATCCATTGCCCGCCTCATAATGATTTCCGTTTTCAAACCATCCACCACCCACACCGCCGCCGCCGCCAGCCCCCATTATCTGGCCGAGATTCGTGAGATAAATCTCACTCTCGGCCGGAAATCCGCTGAATACCATTGCCGCGATGTCATTTCGGCTCGATGTAATTTTGATGTTGTTTTCAACAATCACCGCAAATCTGGCTGGCACGCTCATGTCAACGTTGTTATTTTCAAATTTTTCGAAAACATTAACATCAACCTCATTGTTCGTTATTCTCACTGTGTGAAAAACCAATTCATCCATGACTGGCGGATCACCCTCAGCTGCATGCAATTCATCGTCTTCCTCCACACATTTTATTGAAACTTTTAAACCGGTTCTCGGCTCAATCGCCACAACGCGTGCTTTTACGGCCCACTGTTGTCCAGGGCCAAAACAAAAATGCGTACGCTCCCTGTCAAAACCAGTATCCGGCGTAAAATTAGGTGGGTTGGCGGCCAGAGCAAACACATTGTCATCGTCACCGCTTTTCGTCGCCACCACTGCATCAGTCAACGACCCGTCGCGCTTGCGAAACGCCACGTAATGGTCTTTGCCTGTCTCAAATTCCAGCGGCACCGAGGTTGTATACGTCAAATCCGAGTAACTCGTGATGTCTCCCGAAATTCCCCACGCGGGCATGTCGTGTGAAATTCTGATGTCTGAACCATATGTGGGTATATAGCCTTCGAGTTCGGTTTCAAACGTGATCATTTTGCGCCGATATCTGTTGGAGCGAAGTAGGTAAATGCCCTCTCTCCATGCCTGGGCACGATTGGTGCACCCGAACATTTTGACCTCCGCTGTCAGGTTCGGATCGGGGTCGACTTCTCCATCCTCGTCCGCTATCTGGACACTCAAGCTGTTGGGCTGCCATGACCTCTCATCAAAATACTCCAACGATAATGCGTCAGCGACCTGATCATTCGCAATAATGTAACTGATTTTCAGTGTATTCGGAATTATATTGCGCATCGAAAACATGCCAGACACGAGCGATCTCGTTTGATCTCGCACCATGGTGATCACCCCGGCGCGAATCAACGGTATCGCCCTCCCACATCTGGCAATCGCGGTGAGGCTCTCCCAAATCGACTGACGCCGGTCAAAAACGCCGTTGAAAGTATCCCCGCGGTTGGTCCAGATGGTGTCAAGCTCCTCAATAGCCGCAAGGTCTATCTGACTGTCGGTCAACTGTCCACCGTAATCTGATTTGCAGGCATCGGCAAATGCCCACGCGATGCTTCTGGTAGCAACCGGATCGGAGCTCCACCCGGACGCCGAAGACCAAGTTTTGAGTTTTCGCTCCACAACGAGATTAACTTTTGTGCTGCTTTGCGTGGTCAAACCACCGACAGCTGCCATCTTTATCAACAAAAGCGTCACATTTTTGTAGTCTGAATCATCAATGAACAAATGTGATTTTGCGCCAATCCACCATAAATCCCTGACATAGGTCACGTCACCACCGGGCGGTGTGTCTGTTCTCCTGCATCGTATTTTGTAACGCCCGACCTCGACCCGGTTTTTGACGGTAAACCTGTAGGAGCCTGTTATCATCATTGTGACGGAGCCGGTAGCGAAATCAAATTCGCTGCCGATATCATTCCCCTCATTGTCGATGCGCTGTGCCTGAAATTGATATGTTACTGTGTGTTCCTGAATCTTTCCATTCGACGGTATTTTATACAAACCTCTCGGTAGGGATATATCGACAGATATATGACTGGCAACGGTATCAACCGGCGTAATGACGTACCACGGGGTCCAGTCCTCCGTTGTGTCTTCCTCGCCCGGGGGTTGCACGCCGGTTACTTCCACCGATTGCGCGATGTTAGTTTCAAAATCAAAATCATTCGGCACCGGCTCGCCGGGTTGCAGAAGGCGGTAATCGACTATTTTTTTTTTGTCATTGCCCGACCCGTATTTGCCGTAATTGGATACCGGCGTGTCATCGATAAAAATTTGTTTCACGCCGTCAAGCGTTTGTATTGAGTTGTAGCCCTGGCCGACAACGAACATCTGGTATAGGGTCTGAACATTGTCATCATATATCGAGTAGGGGGTTATCGCGAAATCCGGATAGATTTTATGCCGACCGTAAATGACCGGTATAGCCTGGCCCACTCTCGCGTAGTTTCCCTGGCCCGACAGGGTGTAGGTCGGTGACGGAGCCGCGATACTGTTTTGTATGTCGGGGGTCAGCGCTTTTGGCGGAGGAAGTATGGCATTTATTAGAAGAAATCCACCCCCCAAAAACACGGATGCCACGAATGCCGTTGCAATCGTCGTCGCGACAGCACTGGTAAACCCTAAAGCGCCCGCTAAACCAGCCCCTGCCAGCGGAGCCACCACCAACGTAGTGACAACCAACGCTATTTTCAAAATAGTTTGTCCTGTGTCTTTTCCGCCGCCCTGTGCCAGCGTAATGAAAACAATGAGATCACCATCCGATATCACCATCCCCCACTCATCGCGTAAAAGCGGCTCGCCGTTAAAAACACAGATCGTGGGACACGTAAATTCATCACCGCCGGAAAATATCCGAGCCTGCCCGCGAACCGTAATGCCATCTCGAATTTCGTGGCTTTTAATATCTTTTTGATAATCAAATGGATTGGTAATATGAACAGCTAATCCGAACATGCGCTCCACCTATACAATCTCTGCGTAATCCAGCCTGACATTGACAAATCACTCATCGTGACGTAAATAACCCCAACAGGCTCGATGCTGTGCAGCACGCCAAACATGTTGTCGATGTAAATAATGACGCCAACATGAATCGGGTTGCGTGACGGCGACATGATAATGCAATCCCCCTCAACGAGGCTATCTTTTCTGGTGATCTCAGTCCATTGTTTAAGAATATCCGTCGACGAAAACATGTCAATGATCGCCCGCCGGTCAAACCCAATTTTTGGCACATGCCTGTCAAAGTATTTTTTCTGGACATAACGCACCAGCCCCCAGCAATCAAACGAATCCGGGCCCGACGCGCCAGGTTCCCAGGGTTTTCCCACAAGATCAGCTGCCCAATGTTTTTTCACCGCACAAGCCCCGGAAAATTTTTGATGCTATATGTTTTATTGGGAAACGATTTGTTGGTCAACTCAACGCTGAACGTCGCCTTGCCCGTAACGACAGACTGGGTGATATCCACCGTGCGCATGATGAAACGATAGGGCGGGTCGATTTGGGGGCCGGAGAGATCAGACAGCAGGTAGGGACGATAGGTAAGAATTATTTTCTCCGTCGTCGTTTTAGATCGATCGATGTTTTCAACCAACAACGGAGTCACATTGTCCATCTCGACGACGAGCTCTTTGTGTGCGCCTTCGGAGACCGAGGGCAGTTTGACTCTAAACGCAAATCTCGTAAAAGTAACTGTTTCTCCGGCATTCGCCAACGCCCCCGCCTCAAGCGTGGCCTCCAAATCCTTATAATCATTGACAACACGAATGGGAGCAATTTCACCATCCTCATCAACAAATGTGGAATGATATAGTTCAAGCGTCAGAAACGTAACGTCATCCTGCGGAGCCGAGGCGTAGGCCTCTTTCAACGCGGCTGTAAGATTTTCATTGTCCATGTCTGCGCCATGCTACCCAACCACCGATGCGCACGCCCAGATACATTATGCGCCGTTTCCACCACGGAACCCCAAATTTTTTCATCAGGTAACAAAAAATTTTGTCTACTTTTTTACGATTGCCAGAAAACATGCTTTTGCGATTGACATACAGGTAATCATGCACAACCGCTGCCGGTGAATAGCGTCCCCATGGCGGCAACACCTGCCACAACAGGCGCGGCACAGAAGCAAAATCCGTTTCGAATCCTTTTGGCACCGATACTGTTGGATGAATGCTATGGTAAAACCTCGAAGAGGATTTGACTCTCACCCTATAATCTTTGACCAGCCTGACTTTCAATCCGCTTGGCAAAAGCTCCACCTGCAACGGCCCGCACAACTCAACCACGCTGTTGTGTGCAACTTTTCTGGGCAACTCCATTTTTTTCATTTTTTACTCCAGATTCGCCAGCGATGTTGGAAACGCCGGCAGGGTTACGGACGATTCGTTGTTTTCAATTGCCTCTTCCGCCGCTATGTGGCAGGCCTCTATCCACGTGTCCTTCCAGTCCACCTCGATCATTTTCCTGATCATCTTTTTTGCGTTTTTCCTTCTGGCTGCGTTGTTTCTCCCAGGCAATTTGCTAATTTTGCCGCTCTGGATTCCATCGGCCGCATCCGTAGCTTTTTGATTCACGTCAACATTTTTGCCTATGTTGCCAATCAGGTCCTTCTTTTTCCCCAGTGCGCCGCGGACAGCCTCATCCATATTCGTAATTCCTGCTTCGGCGAAAAAAGAATTGTAGACGTTGCGTTTTTGCAAATCCCTGACTTGTTTATGTATTGGATATGATTTGTTAATGTGGTTTTGAGCGGATAATATAAGTTTTTCTTTTTTGTCTGCCGCTGCAACGGCGGTATAGGCAGTCTCTATTTGCTCACTTGTTGGCGCAGTCAGGCTGGCATCGGTTATCACAACGCTCCCTCCGCGAACATGCCATCCCGGTACATTGCCCAACAAACTGCGAACAGCTTCAAAATACAATTTTGGATCTTTTGACGACATTTTCAATGTTCCCCTATATTACTGATGGCCAATTTCATAGGCCGTTATTGACTGATAAAAAATCGAATTATCCAGATCATGAAAACCTGTATATCCAAGGAAAACTGATTCATTGAAATATGGAAAATCATGCAGCATTTTGAACCGATATTGAGTTGCCGCGTTTATTTCCGGACGATCTATCAGCGATGTTCCTAAAAAAAAATCAAACTGTTCCAGATACTCATAGCTATCCACCCGCAGGGTTCCTGTTCGCCCGAGCGATGTGTAGACTGTCCCTCCGTCAATCGATATTTGCAAATCAAAACCGGGTTTTCTTATATAGCCAGACCCAAAAACCATCGGGCAAAACCAGCTGACTATCAATCTCGATCCGAGTATTTTGGTATAATTCGGAGTAATCATGCTGGTAATCCAGTGCTCATCGCTGCCGATATAAACACCATAGGTTGAAACTTCATGTCTGTTTTTATCGATTATGTTTCCAAGCCATGTCCCGGTTGACGATCTCAAAATACCGTTGTTGTTTTCAACAAATTTTGTGTAGTCATATGACGCGGCCTCCCACGTTTGCGAACCGTTGTCGGTTTTATACACCTTCAAAACACCGGCGCCGGTATCATACCAGAAATCGCCAGCATTCAGATTGGTCGTTGGTGCCGTGCCTGATGAGCCATGAAAAGTTATGCCTGTTGAAGCCAACGAAATCTGCTGCCATGTCCCCACAGCCGTGCGGATCTTCAGCAGGCTGTTTGTGGTGTCAAACCAGAGATCTCCAGTATCAACATCCGCTCCGGCCGGAGCAGTCGCCGATGCTCCGTGATAAATGCTTTGGAACTCGTTGAGCTTGTTTGTGGCCGTTGTCGCCGCCGTTTGGGCCTGCGTCAGCCACCCGGTCCCGGCAGTGTTGATCTGGGTCTCCATGTCGTTGATCAGCTTCGCGACACTCCTCACGTCTCCCGATCCCACCGTCACGACCTCGTTTTCATCGCCGTTGACAATCCTGTCCAACAGGTTGCTGTCCGTGATAAACTCATCGACAGCAGTATCAAATTTATCGATAACATTTTCGTTGATATTTGGATCGTTGTCGTTGCTTACCATATCAAATTCCTTTGTTCAAAAGCTGTGAATCATGTCGTTGTGTAAATATTTATGCAGCTTGTCTGATATTGTCAGAAAGTTGGTTTGCGATTCGTTGCCGTCACGCAAAATTTTATATGAGGATTCGTCCAGCACCTTGCGCTCAAGGCGCTCCAGTGTCGCCGTTACGTTAAAATTATGCTGCCCGACATTGCTGGCCACGTACGGCTCACCCGGATTGATAAACCGGAACTCGCCATTTGTTGTTCCCGCCCCGATATAATGTTCCATCGTAAACCATTTTAACCCATCCTCCAACTCGTGGTTAAAAAATCCCTCAAACAAGGCAAATTCGACAGCATCAAATTCCCATGTTATTTCAAATATATCGGGCAGACTCCGATAAACCCTCCTGTGACGCGCATATCCAGCAGAAAACTCGGTTCTTTTTATGCTTGTCCGGGGTTTGATCTCATATCTTTTTGTCGATGGCCTTGGCAGTTTCGACGGCCACTCTGGTATTGCCATAATGTTTTCCGATCAAACAGCCATTCCCGCTGCCGGGTTGAGGCCGTACCGGCCCTCGAGCACTGGCGCAAGACCTCTGCCGTTGGATGTATCGGTGTTGAGGCGATCAGTCAATTGATTGACCATAATGTCTATATCCAGACTGCCATCCTCATTGTCTTTGACGGAAGCTTCCGCCCTGCTATCCGTAGCATAGTTATGCACATTTATCGATATTCTGGGCTCCATGGGCGGCTGGCTGCCAGGCAGCGGCGGCGGCGAGACAAACCCGCTGGTTTGCGGTGTAAATAATTCCGGGCCCCGCTCACCGACAACATAAGATTTGCCGGATTGCACGGGGCCGCCTTCCGCCATAAACCCGCCAAAATTCGATATGCCGAAAACCCCGCCAATAGCCTGAAAAATCGGACGGATTATCATTGCCCGAATTGCCATGCGCAACAGGTCTCTTAAAATCTGATTCGCCATATCCTTAAAAGACAATTTTCCCGTCATGGCAGCATCAACCAATGCGTCTGTCATGGTGTCCGCCCATAATTTCGAGGATTCAGATACCTTTGCTATCAGGCTGTCTATATTATTAAAGACCAACTCGTGCTGTTGATACATTTTCCATAACGCGGATCGGTATGTTTCCTCGCTGATCAGGTTGTTTTTGAGCAACCTGTTGTATTGTTTCACTGCGCTATTTATTTTTTCCTGCGTGCTTAAATGCTCCTCCATAAGCTGTTTTGCGAGTTCCTTATCCAACTTTGCTTGTTTCTCAGCTTGTTTCTCAAATTCCGGCTGCAAAGGTTTGCTCATTTCAATTTGGGGTAATTTAAGTGCAGGTGGAGATATGGAGGACGGCTTTGTCACGACTTTTTGTCTCAGAGAAGCTCTCGCCTCAGCCAGTTTTTTCCACTCCGCGCCAAAATCCGCGAGAGCTGATTTTGCCTCTTCAGCGATAGTGGAAATTCCAGACCCGACAGCACTTGACGCGGCAGATACGCTGTCGATAATCTTACCGACATAATCAACATCGAACGCGTCCATAAAAATATCGCTTATCTCCCCGGCCGCGTTTTTAATTCCATACTCGTCTATTGGTATTTTGACATTGGGAATAACATCAAATTCAAATTTCTCCGGCAGCGCCTTGTTTAGCAATTCATATATTTGATTAAACCCGTCAATGATTCCGTTGGAAATAACACTGACCATTTTTTTAATGTAATGAATTGCGATCCGTGGAATCCTTTTAAAAATAGCTACAACCGCGCGGTCAACTCCCATCCACAACCTGATAAACGTGTTAATCACTAATTTCGCATGATTCAAAAAACTAGTCATGGATTCTCTTAAAATCCCGAAAAACCCACCGGCGTTTGCATTTGCGGCATCAAATGACACAGCAGTCGATTTAACCAAAAAGTTGCCCATTGTGGTAAACGCGCCAGTTATCAGGTTAACAGACGCTAGTATCGAATTGCCGATACCAGCAAACGCCACTGCTGCAAAATCAGCCAAACTCGCAATAGAGCCCTCGATCGGTTTAATGGTGTCGCCAAACAGCAGCAAATATGATACCGCTGTTGAAATGCCTACGAGCAACAATCCGAATGGGTTTTTTGCCAGAGCTATCGTAAATGCCTTGACAGCGGCGGCCGCCGCTCCGACAGCTTTTGAAAACAATCCAGTGGAAACAACCGTCGCGCCAAGGGCCGCCTGAAATCCCAACAGCTGTTTTATCGCGACCGCTATCGCGCTCAGTTTGATCGAAACAAAAAATGCCGTGATGCCGGAGGCGGCGACCAGCGCGGTCTTGCCGACAAGTGTCAGGTTGTCAGCGACAAATATAATGCTTCTGGCAAGTGCTGCCGATACCCCGGTGGCCGAGTCAACCTGGCCAATAAGCCTGATCACGGCGTTTTCCATCACCTGGTATGCGCCTGAAACAGTTGGAGCAACCCTTTGAAATTGAGCCTCAAGTTTACTGGTTTGAGACAGGATTGCTTCAAAGAGGTCACGCGAGCCGACTGCCTCTTCTTTAATCAATGCCTTTAGTTTGGCAATGCTTCCGCCCGCACCATCCACCCCCTCGGCCATGGCTTTTGCCAATCGTGGCATCCCCTCAACAATGGAGTTGAATTCCTCGGCATACACCCTGCCGGATGCCATGGCCTGACCCAGCTGCAACAACGATCCCCTGGCTGTGTTGGCCGAAGCGCCCGATATCTTGAGCGCCTGGCCAACAGCCTTCGTGAATTTTATCAGTTCCTGCTCCGACGCGGACAGGGCGTCCTGAGCTATCATGAGTTTGTTATAAAGATCAGCAGTGGCTGAAAACTCGGTTCGCGTTTGCTGGGCGATGTCGAACAACTTTGACTGCACGCGAACAAGCTGCTCGGTTGATTCCACATACACGCTCAGCTTATTTGTTGCCTGAGTCCACTCGTCGGCATACCGGCGCACTGTGCTGGCCACAAGGCCTGCGCCAATAAATGTCAGCGCTTTTGAAAACAGGTTGATCGATGTGGTTGCTGATCCCGCGCCGGACTTGATCGAATCCAGAGATCGGTTGACCTGTTTCGCGCCCTGTTTCGCGCCCGTGGGATCGATTTTAATGCGCAGACTGGTTGTTGCTGTGCGGCCTATGTCCATTATGTTTATTTTTCTCGTTTTGCATTTGTATGATAAAATATTCGGCTGTTTTCAGCAAAATTACAAATCGCTGAACGTCATGAACTCCAAAAAGTTCGCAATAGTCCCGGATGTCTGATAGCAAAATCGGTTGTCCGCAAAAAAGCAGATGAAATGCCTCGATAACCGGATATGTGTTGTCATCCAGCTGGGGCCTGTTTTGAAGTGCCGTCGGCACCACGCCCCTGTCACGTGCAACAGATTCCAAAAACTCTAACTGGTTGCCCCACTGTCGCTCCCAGTCGAGGTAACGCTCGATTTTTTTTTCGAGGCACTGATTTCCTCATCTCTGAAATTCGCCTCGTCGGTTGCAATCTGCACCACCATCTCTTTAAAAACCACCAGCGCAGGATCTTTTAATATTTTGTAGCTCTCTTCTGGCGAGTACTTTATTTCCACGCCATCGCGTTTAAGGCCGCGCCAATCAACAAGAACCGTCTCAGCAAGGACTTTGTCAAAAATTTCATTGGCTTTTTCGTCATCCAACAGGCCCTTGCGAAAACCATACCTGTAAGGCTTTGAAAGCTTTTCAACCATTTTGTTGAACTCAGGATTGTTCATTCTGGCAACGCAAAGCGATGTCTCACCGTCAACCTCAACCCACACGCCGCGCGCCTGTTTGTCCAAATCCACGCCTATTTTTTCTATGTCCATTTTTTTGTCCTCTAGGTTCTTGATATGATTAATGTTTTGCCAGAGCCATCGTCTTTCAATGCACGATAGTCAAGTTTTACTATAACATCCCTGTTGGCTCCACTGGCAATAATTCTCATGTCTGTGATGTTGACCTTCGGCATATAAAAAGCATAACAATCTCTTTTCTGGTAGTGAACGCTATCCAGATCGCCAACTGTAAACATCACTCGAAAAGACTCACTTTCAACATACCGCTGGATTTTTTTATATAAATTAAAATCCTGCAAATAAATCGTCATTGAGCCGGTTACAGAAAATCGTCCTCTCCAGATAGCAGTGCTTTTTCGCACACCAACACAATATTTGTTTTGGAGGTTATTATCAATATTTATAGATATTGATTTCATAAGCGGGTCTGATATGTCTTTGGTAATATTTTCGCCCGATTCATTTACTTCTATCCAGCTTATATATATTTTGCTGTTCCCGCTGGAATCCATAATTTCAGATATTGGCGCAGCTGTTCTGCCGGTAAGCAACGACTGTGCGCGCGGCGAGTCTATTTTACCGAGAAAAGAAAACGCCACAGTTGTTTTGGCTCCCACTTCGGCGGTCAACGACATTCGGTCAACGACCATGCCAGAATATGACAGGATATTATCACCGGTTACATCACTAAACTCTTTTTCGATATAAAAAGAGGCGTTTTCTCTGCCGTTTTCGATATATGTCCCGATTGGAGCTTCGCCATCTCCATCTCCTATTTCCTCGTCATCCGGCATCTCTGGATATACAACATAAAGGCTGCTGTCGGTGTTGTCCGCACCCAGCACCAGAACAATTTTTTCATTATTGGAAAGATGATCAAAAGTCTCGTCAAAAGTGATGATCTTTCCGGTCAGAGTATCTATGTCCAGTGCGCAAGACTCGTGGAATTTTATTTTTCCATTAAAAATCCCGGCAGGACAACCGCCGCAGCTTGGCGCGCAAGTATCTTTCCACTCTTCCCCCATTACTGATCTGATAAAATCATCGTATGTGTATTTGCTGAGCTCACCCCTGATTTCCCCGAAAGCATTAGCATCAAAAGGAAGCACTCTTTTTATCTGCCAATCATCTGATATAACATCAGACGTTATCAATGAGCGCCGGAGAGAGAGGGATTCGCTGGTAAAACGCAAATTTTGCATATTGCCGGCGCTTGGATCCTGCCCCCATTTCTCTTCTTCGATGTAACGGAGCTTTACATAGTTGGAATCAGCGGTTGCTGTCTGGTTCTGGCATCCCATGATTTTTATGTTTTAGAAATATATAACGTTTTGTCAAAATCATCTTCCTCTCCCCTGAGTGCCTGATAACCAATCTCCACCATAACATCCTGATCAGGCCCGCCAGCTACAACCGATGAGTTGATGATTTTTACCTTTGGCATGTGAAACATATAACAGTTGCTGGAATCCATGTCACCGACTGTAAAAGTTATACTGAATGAGTCATTTTCAAGATATCTTTTGTACAGGCTGAAATTCTCCAGATACATAGTGAATGTACCGGTTGTGGAAAAGCGCCCCAGCCCCATATCAACACTCCCTAATGTGCCAATAGCGGTTTTGCCCCTCAGATTATTGGACACCTCAATAGACATGGATCTGATTATCGCACTATCAATACTTTTATCCGTTCCGTTTTCATCCCATTTAATAATGGCGGCACCCCTGGCGGTGCTGATCAATACATCGGTTGTAGTCGGCTCCAACGGTTCGCTTTTGAAAGAACTCGTTATGGAGCCGCCGGTTCTGCCCATGAAAGAAAAAGCGATGGTGGTTTTTGCCTCCGCCTCAATATTTATTGACATTCGATCAACCATCATGCCTAAGTAGGTCAAAATCTTTTTGTCATTGTCTCCCGCGATGTCGGTAAATTCTTTTTCGATATAAAATGACACATCCTCACTGCCGTTGCTCATTGTAAGCTCTGGATGAATCGTAACAATATCAGTGCTTCCCGCTGCCACGTCTTTCGGCAACGTCGGTGAAACAGTATATTCACCTGTAGATGCGTTCCCTTTGGTGACCAGCACTGTCATATTATTTACACTGGCATCGTTTTTAAACCCCGACAAACGGATCATTTTTCCAACGATTTCGTCCACAGCAGGACGGTAATTTTCTGGAAACACCAATTTCTTGCCGCTGTCTTTGACCACGACACCTTTTGATTGTTTACTGACTACTCGTATCACTTTGCTAGCAGTAAAGGCCTCATGCGCCATGCCTGTAGTATCTGTTGGGGTAATAAGGGTCGTTGTCAGGGCCTTGATTGTAATTGTTTTGTTGTTCCCCGCAGTTGTAAACCCGCTAAACGTCAGCTCTTGACCTATAAAAAATGATGGTATGGTTCCACCAGAATATACAATTTGCAAGGAACTGTTTACCCCAACATTCCCTCTGCTATTATCAAGCGTCCAAATAGATGAGTCATTCGATTCCCATTCACCGCCTGTAGCGGACCGGATAAAATCATCATAAGTATCTTTACTGAACTCTCCGTTGATATCACCGGCCGCGCTGAAACTTGTCGGGATGAGATCGGTTATCTGTCGGTCACTGATGATCTCGTCGGAAACTACAGTGCTGCGATCAACACCGAGAGATTCACTGGTCAGTCTCAATTTTTGCATTTTAGCATCATCATCGATATCAGTGGTTTCTCCCCAGCACTCTTCTTCTATATATCTCAATTCGAAACCACTGGTATCACCGGTGGTTTTTTTATTTGTACAGGTCATGATTATTACTCCCTAATTTGTAAATTGATCCGCCTCAAACGGGATTATCAAATTTGCCTGGTGCCAATCCTCAAAATCCCCGATTACCACCAAATATGGCGTTATTATATCTACGTTTTTGCAGTCCTGTTTAACTATATGATCGGCAATCGCAGACGCTCTCGATCTCAACTGCCTCCCACCGGAACCCTGAGGGTAAAACAGCGACACGATTGCAACTCCTGTATAGCGTCTCAAAACATTGCTGCCACAGGAAACCGCGCGACCGCCACCCTCTCGAACCGCAAGCCGCGCCCATTTCGTGTGCCCGCTTTTGGCCGACTCCAAGGCCGCACTGTCAGGAACGTTGTCATACTCAATCGGCATGCCAACCACAGTTTCTGTAAGCTCCTCCTCGAAAAGTTTGTGAACTTCTTCAAAGGCGATCATCTCGTAAGATCCCGCAACTCGCTTTTGACTTCGTTGACAGTCACCTCGACCATGCCCGATGGGGCTTGTTGGGAGTGGCCGTCTTCAAGAGCAACGATATACGGCACATAGTTGGATATGAATATGGCCGTATACGCAGGCGCAGTTTTTATTTTGGCGGCTTTGGACAAAATATCATAATCAGGCATCGTCGGCCCGGGATCAACACCGACACCGATTTCCCACGATGCCCTCGCCACGCCAGTATCAACAGGTGTCCGCTGCACAACACCGGTAAATGTTTTTAGTGCAACGTGCTTTGTCAATAACCCGACCGCGATACCCGTTTGCTTGGCAAACTTGTCGATATCAATATCAAATTGCCGGTTGATGTCACTCATCGCCGGGTTCCCCTCAGATGTATCTCATACAAATTGTTCGTTGGGTCCGTGACAAAATCAACAACATTCCATTTTTTAGAATCAGCGGAAACCACCAGATCGTTGGCCATGTCAATGGTCACGTCCTGCGGTTTGACCAGCAGAACTTTGTCGCCAACCTCGACAACATTCCCGAAAACACCGCTTGGGTAGACTAATTCGCTGTCAACATTTTTGATGTCGACAAACAGACCTTTGACCGTAACACTCTCATCTGTGCTGGTAACACTACCATCCTCGGCATCATAGGTGCTCGTGATCTTGCGCGACAGGGTAACGTTTTCCAACAACTGGGAACACATGTCAAAAATCGTGCCAACGCCTTGCTTTATCATCCCCTTGATATCAATGCTCACGAGCGCACCAATGGAATATGACTATCAATGTCTCCCACCGCCGAGTAAAAAAAATCAGAAAACATTGCCGAGATTTTCTCGGGGATCCCGTTTGCGTCAAGCCCGCTTCCGCTCGATAATGCATTTTTGTCGAATTTCAATCCAATCGAGTTTACCTTGATTTCTGTCAAACCAACATCAAACGGAGAATCAGACGACGGATCGCTTTTTGACAAAAACAGGGCCAACTCACAGGTGGCAGCGGTGATAACGTCCGGATATGTCTCATCGTCCACCTCGTAGCCATCGAGGGTGAAAAGGCCGGTGCGCGGGAAAGCCAATTTTTGATCGCTTTTCACGCGCCGGCCTTTCCACCGATACGACCTGGAGATGAGGCCGGATGCCCACATCAACGCCTTTTTTTTCTCATCCTCATCATCAGGCCAGTCGTCGGTGTACAGCCTCGCTTCGAAATAATCGTCAGCGTCATCAACAGTCACAAACGAGTTGCTGTCATTATCACTCGGATCAGATTTTAATGTTGCCATTGTGTTATATTTTATCCGATTTTTTTATGCCATTATCATAATTATATTCGATGGCCTAATGACTGCGAATCCATACAATACGGAATAGGTGAAACGAACCTGCATCCACTCACGTGAAATTTCCAACCGCAATGACAACCCTGACACCGGGTCTGTTTGTGACTGTATAATGGCCCCGGCAATACTCGCATCCTCAAGGGGGCTGGATACAAACGCAATCGCATCGCGATGAAACGCATATAATGGAGTTGTATCATGGTGAAAATCTACCGAGTCATCATTAGTCACAGTAGCCCCTACGAGCCCAGGTTCAAACCTGATATTTATATCAGTTGCTGAAGTTTCTGCTGTAATCTCGGTTATGAAATATCGATTATCAACGTCCGCTCCCGCGGTAAACCAATCCCCGACTTTCGGCTTTGTGTCTCCTCCACCTCCCGTTGCTGTTTTGTCAATGCGAATGGTTGTAGTACCAGCAGGATAAGCATTAGCAGTGTTTTTCCTCACTAACCATCCATACGTATCGGGATGCCTCGGTTTCAGATTCTGATCCATATACCAGTCAAATCCAAGTTTACGATTAATTTGTGCTTCTTCAATCCCTTCGCGAGTACCGGAATAACTTACATACTGGAATGCACTATGTTGCATCGCGTGATAGTGAGATGCTGGATCAATCACCATTCGCCTGTTATCCGGTGGAGCTTCATTTTCATCTAGTTTTTGCCCGGCTCTAAGCGCTAGATTGATATCGGATGAAAATTGATTTGAGCCCGATCCGGGTGTTCCCACCCATACTGTTGATTTTATATCAGCCTCATTAAGAATATCAGAATCTATTTTGTTGGCGAGAACTTTTATCGCCTCAGACGCCTGCATGGGGATCACGCCATTCATTGACTGCGTAATTTCTTTGTCAGATAATGCAAACGACGCGTAGCGCCAATGTTTTAACTCAATTGACACGCTTGTCGGATTGACTTTGCTGCCATCCGGTGCCGTTTTAGCGGCTGTGACCTCGCCATGATCGATTTCCGAGGGAATCGGCACTTTAATTACGTCTCCTGCCTGCCTCGCATTTGTCTCATACTCCCTGTTTACCAATTGTGGCATAACGCAATTGCCACGCAGCGCCATCAATCCCTGCGCCAGTAATTGAGGGGTTACTTCTTCCAAACTATGTGTAGTTGGTACGGCCATTATTAGGACTCCTTATGTTTCAGTATGTTTTTTTTCATGAGCCCCGCTCACTGAATCTGTCTAATTTTGCCCGACGCGATGTCGGCAATATTTTTTGCGAATGCCTCTTTGTCACCTTTTTGGATGGTTTTTACTGCAGTTGCTGCTGCATCACCCCCACCGGGAGCACCGCCACCCATGTTGGACTCAAACAAAAAAGGCGCTTCTCTGTTGAGATTTTCCGCCCACTCCGCGAGCGTCAAAGCCTCATTCCCGTCACTGCCATACAATTTTTCTCCGGCAGCATTTTTTGCCACCATCCTGCCATTGTCATCGATACGCCACGTTTTACTCGCCCTGGCAAGTATGTCCGTCATGGCCCCCTGGCGAACATTGGCCACATCGGTGACCGCCTTTGTTACGGCACTGTCGATGGTGGTTGACTGCAATTTGTTGTAATACTGCTGCGCGCGTTTTTCAGACTCCTGCGCATGAGCTTCCAGTTTTGCAATCCTGTCCGCATAGTTTTTTTGAATGCGGTCCGTTTGCTGCTGCATGAGCTCCTCAATCCGACCCTCGGATTTCAGTTTCTCGTCCTCATATGTTTCTATTTTCTTTTTGAGACTGATATTGTTTTCCCGAAACTCGTTTATTTTTGTTTTGTAGTCAGAGTCATCGAGACCCGAAAAAACATATCCCTCATCGGTTTTCTCATAAAGGCCATGCAAGGACGAATCGATTTTATCGAGATTTTCTAAAAATGATTTCAGTTTCATTGAATACCCCCGCTATCCATATTTTCTTTGCAGATCCTTGATTGTATACGGCATGCCGCTTTGATCGACCATGTCTCTGAAAGTTATTTTGCCTTTTTCCCAAAGCTCGTATTTTTTGGGGCCAAGAACATCGAGTTGAAACCCCTTTGGCTTGGTTTTGAGCCATTGCTCATAATTAAGATCCGCCGCCACCTGGCCATCCATCGAGGATTGTGTGCGCTTGGAGACATTTTTTTTCAAGCCCGCTGCCTTCCGAGGGGGCAGCTTCCCCGCAAGCTCCTCGAAAGAATAAAGCAACGGAATCAGCGTTGACCGGCACCGCCAATGCCAAGGCGGGGGCCCTGGAAACTTTTCTTTTGTGTTTCCCAATGGCTTGCCGTCCAGTGTCCATGTGTTTCCGGATCTGCTCATGCAAATTTGAGTCGTCCTGTCGTCAAGTGTGGTCAGCGCCTGCACGCCCCTGATGGCGTCAGTATTATTCTGATATATATCATACCTGACTCTTTGAGACACGGCATGCACCGATGTCAGCACGACAGATTTGGCATCCTTTATGCGTGGCCCTAAAATCCCCTTTTCGAAGTAATGCCATCTTTGTCCTTTTATGCGCCTGCCGTCTTTGTATCCGAGCCTCTTGAGGATTTCCGCGGTAGTCTCACCCTGAGCCATACCCATGCGAACTTCGTCCGTGAATCGCTGCATCAGGCTGTCTCTTTGTCTTCTCCACCACTCACCGCTCGGTGCACCGTCAATCAAAGTCTCGTCAACCAGATGTTTCAGACGATCACCGCTCAACCCCGTCTTGATCAGATCAAAGCCGACCACTGCGTTTATTTTTCCGGCTGCCAAATACTCGGTTTCGGCCAGTTCCCGTAATTCACGGCCAACATGCCTGTCGATATCGCTATACGTCTTGTTTATCGTTTTTTTGATTGTCTTTAAAAGCTCAGCCAACCGCTGCGCCCGGTAGCGGTCTCTCTCAGACCCGCTTGGATCAATTTTTTTTAGCGTTTCTTCAATTTCTTGCGCGAGCTTTGTTAAAAAATCCCTGATACTGTTGAAGGCGCCTGCTGAAAACCGTTGCAAGTCAACCGCGTATGCCACAAAATTATCCGCTATTTTGTCGGATATATTGGCCATTATGACGCGGGTGCCTGGACGTCAATCAAATCCTGCTCAGTCTCGGCGTCTCTCTCAAATGGAACCATGCCCGATTTTTTGAGATTGTAGAAAAAAGTGTCGTATGAGATCAATCCGCCCTGGGTTGCGCTAATCCACTCTCTCATTAAACCGGCATCCGGAGACAATGTGACAAAATCGCGGTTAATCTCTATGTTGTAGTCACCCGATGGCTCGCCAGCCCATTCGGCAGCGAACTTGACCGCGCGGGTCATGCCGTCGCTGACCGAATCCGCAATGTTTGACAGGATGCTCGCCTCACCCTGCTTGCGGCTGGCCTGGTTGTCGGCAGACTCAGATGCTTTTTTCGGAGCCTCAAGAAGCCTGGAGCCCAACACGATCATCAACTCAAGTTTTTCCTTCAGCGCGTTTTCCAGGCTTTTTAGCCCCTGCCCCGTAAATTCAAGAAATCCAGCTTTCGCGTTGGCGTCTCTACTGACCCATGCCATTGGTGAACCTATTCTAAGTTTATCCATAGCGGGAAATCCCGCAACCCACGGAGTTGGTATCCCTGTAAAATGCCGCCCGTGCTCAAGATCCGCGCTGTTGATATAATGGGAAATGTTGACATTGGCCATCCCAATCAATGGCGGCCTCTCCGGCTCAGGCCTGCTGCTCGATGCATTGATGAAATAGAAAGGGATCTCCCGTAACAGACGCCCGTTTTTTTGAGGAAGAAGCGGATATCCCGGCATCAGAATAAATTCATCGCCGCCTTTTTCTTTTTGCCGGTACAACTCTACAGTATAAAAACCGTCGCTGTTGATATGCAACACCCGGTACTGCACAACCTCTGTTGTTGCAAACGAATTATATTCCTCAACTGTTTCCATCAGGACTAAAAACGATAAGGACGACTGCCCGCCCTTTCTGCTCACCCGCCAGTTGAGAATATTTTCGGCATGGTATTCAGCTATATAGGGCAATCCGTCTTCATCCACATCGACCAGCAACCCGGCCCGCCCAACGGTGATCACCTCGCGCGATATTTTTTTTAAAAACGTTTTAACCGGTAAAAAACCCGGCATTATTCTGTCCAGAAAATCAGACCCGTCCGACGTGTGTATTGTTGGCTCGATATTAAACATCATGCCCAGCATGCCGCTGATCGCGCGTGACATTCCCTCGAAAAACAGAGCCCTGTGTTTATATGCCTCATAATCGCGGGGCTCCTGATCGGTCAACTGCGGCAAAAACTCAACACCTGCGTTTTTAACCGCTTCACTGCCATCCGCAACCACTCGGCATTTGCGCCACAACGGGTAATGTTTCTCGTATTGTTTATGTCGACTGTCGACTTTATTCGGGTCGTTTGTTTTATTAATTCCGGTCATTCATCCCAATCCTAAAACCCGGAAATCGGCACAACGTCTATGCCGCCCCGCTGCCACCGCGCCATGTAGCCGGTTTCATCACAGATATGATCCTCGCTATTCGTGTCGATGTCGTCAAGATTTTTTGAATCCCGCTGAATCGTCGGCACAAGCCGCCGAAACTGCAAACAGTCCTCGGTGACAAACAACCCGCGATCCTCCATCGGATTTTTTGCATTCGCAAGCATCTGCCGAATTTCCTGCCAGGCATGCACCCTGCTGCCAGGCCCCTTTTTGGCCATCATCCACGATACCCCCTGTTTCTCGTGTTTGTCTGCTATGCTCTCACCATCCTGCACTGTGAAAATCGATGAGTCCGCCGGGCCGTCATAAACCCTGTCCACATTATACTTTTCTTTGATCAATTCTTCCCGCGCAAAAAGCCCGGCTATGAATTCTGATTCAAGCAGCCTGAGCCCCGTATTCGGGGTTCCGTTCCACCCGTACCATTCGCCGATCCGTATCAATGTGCCGGGATAAAAAACCCTGAATGAATCGCGCAAATTGATTGCGCTATCCGTGGCCATCGCCCACCACCCAACGCTGAACGGTTTGCTGCTACCCCAGTCAAACGCCCTGTACACCTCCCAGTCTGGCGGAACACGGAAACGGGGCAAAATATGTTTTTCGGCGTCCCAGACATCATCAAACATCCCGCCAGCGACGATATCCCAATCTCCGTTAAGCCATGCTTTTAACAGCCAATCCTGCCCACCGGCGGACGCGACGAGATTGTTAATATAGTCAGGATCATTTTCCAACAGTATATGGTTGTCAAAAACCGTCGATGGGATGTATACGCGATCCCAGCTGACTTCCTTTTTTTCACCGTTAATGACAAATTTATTTGTAACCGTGTGCACCTGCTCAGGCTGCGCGGGATCTATGTACTGCGCTTTGAGCCAATTGTGACCCGGCCCACCCGGGTTTGCTGTCATCAAAAACCATTTTTTAACGCCCGCGCTGGACCGCAAGCAGGCCCGGAGCTTGTCGATTGGCACCGGCGACGGAAAATGGCCAGCCTCCTCAACGCAAATCCAACTGTACTCATGTCCCTGATAATGATCGGCATCCCGATCTTTGTCGAGGTAACGAAATCTAAGGCTCGCGCCGCTCGGGAACGACAGCGTGCGCTTGGCCACATTCCACGCCGCCTTGTTAGGGTCACCCGCCTGGCAAAAAATGTCTTGAGCTTTTGACATGATGTCTTCAAGCTCGTTATAGGTGCGGCGAAATAAAATACCTTTGGCATGTTTGCCAAACTCGTTCTGGTGGCAGTCAAAGTGCCCGAGCATCCCGTGGGATTTGCCACCGCCCCGTGCCCCACCAAACAAAATGTCTTGAACAGGGCATTCAAAAAGCGCCGACTGCTGGCCCGGCTGGGCCTGGAATCGCACAAATTTCTCAGCCATCTCATTAAGACGAAGACGAAGACGAAGACGCAGGCAATGCCATCTCAAACCACGCGACAACTATGCTAGATTGCCCGGAACCTGCGACAAAAGTTTTTTGCGTTGTCTTGAAATTCAGGTAGTCGCCAGCAGCAAATTCGATTTTAGAACGTTCTCCCAGGTATTCATTCGGCAACCCAAGTTCTTGATATTTGCTCTTTACGCCAAGATCATCATCGCCTCCGTTGATTTCAACAGCAGCCCCTACCGTATACGTAGACCCTGGCACAGCCCCTGGCTTAGTATTTGTCACAGTCGTTACGTGCTGTCCATTTTTGGCGGCGTAGACAGTCATTGCTTCCCTCGCCGTTACAGGTACTTGCAAGGACAATCCTAGTCCAACCAATGTACATGCTTTAGGCATTATTACTCCCATCGAAGCTGGAGTGTTGAATCCCTCACCAAAAGACCAGTGATATTCATCGGCACTATCCCCTATGGAATCCACTTTCCGCGCGGCCCAGATCGGGAACATGGTTTTACCAGCTCCTCCTGTTCCTGGGGCGCCTTGGGGGCCTCTCGCACCTGCCCGCCCTTGCGGCCCTTGCGGCCCTTGCGGCCCTTGCGGCCCTTGCGGCCCTTGCCGTCCTTGTTGTCCAGTCTCACCGCGGTCCCCCTTTGCTCCAGGCGCACCAGGCGCACCAGTCGCACCAGTCGCACCACGTTGCCCCGGATCGCCTTTCTCTCCCTTTGCTCCAGGCGCACCAGTCGCACCAGTCGCACCACGTTGCCCTTGAGGTCCACCCGCAGGCCCTTGCAGCCCTTGCGGCCCTCGATCTCCAGTATCGCCCTTTGGTCCCGGATCGCCTTGAGGTCCCTGATCGCCTTGTGGCCCTTGACGCCCCTGAAGCCCCTGAACTCCCGGACGCCCTTGATCTCCCGGATCTCCCTTTTGCCCAGTGGCCCCCGGTGTTCCGTCCGTACCCCTTTGCCCAGTAGCTCCGGGTGCTCCGGGTGCTCCGTCCGCTCCGTCCGCTCCGTCCACTCCGTTAGTTCCATTGGTTCCAGGATTTCCCTGCGGTCCGGGTGGCCCCGCCGGACCAGTAGCCCCTCGCGGCCCTCGATCTCCAGTATCGCCTTTTGCTCCAGTTTGACCCTGAGGTCCCGTCGCTCCTTGAGTTCCCGTTTGTCCAGTAGTCCCAGGATTTCCTTTCACGCCTTGATTTCCTTGTGGACCAGTTGCTCCTTGATCTCCCTTTGATCCTTTCAACGCTGCGACAATCTCGTCGGTACCAACTTCTTTCAAAGCATCCAAAATATTTTTTTTACCAAAATGTATGCTTGCCATAAAATCTCCTAATTATTTTTTACTCTCATTATTTTATCGACGATCCCGCTATTGGTAATGGCACGCTCCCCAAACCAAAATGTCAAAACGATGATGTTGACCACCTTGATCAACGCGCCCTGGTCAGGGGTAAACATCGTTGCGCTGCCAGTAAAATACAAATAATCAAGATAACCAACGAGCACAGTGAACACCGGCCTGATGAGGCCGCGAAACAAAAGCACAATCGGTCCCACAATCGGGATGGCCGTGTAGTCCTTGGCCGACCCCTCATACGCCACCACAAAATTGCGGAATGTACTGTCTTCTCTGTGCGCCTGTTCCGCAACAAATTGAACAGCGGCCTGCTCCATCTCGGCCCGCTGGGTCTCAGACATTTTTTCAGGGAAAAACCTCGATCCGAGAAACCCAATCACATCACGAGCAAGGCCCATCCCTGCTGTTACTGGATCAAGGGCCATTTTTTATTGACCTCCTGAGTCTGGTTGGGCTGCATCTGGTTGGGCTGCATCTGGTTGGCTTTGGCTTTGTGAACCCGCGCTCTGTGAGCCCGGGCTTTGTTGATTCGCGCTTTGTGAGCTCGCGCTTTGCTGGCCCTGGGTTTGCTGACCGACGCCTTGTTGACTCGCACCTTGTGGGTCCGCGCCACTTTGTGCACTGGCACTTTGCGCACTTTGTGAATCTGCAAACGATGGATCCTCCCATGTCACAGTCATATACCCGGATCTTTTTGACATGTGCCTCCCCAGCCCAACAAAAACATGCATGTCGCCGCCATAATCAATAAATTTGTCCCTGACATCATGCATAACGACAGGAACAGCCTCCTTGCTTTCCGAGAATCCGATCTGAACCTCACGGGCATCATAGGTTATAAAACAAGAGCCTGATGAAACCCATTTGGGAGCATGGGTGAGATAGTGTTTTTCAGTTACGAGCGCCATAATATTATTTCTCCAAAAAGAGAGTCATAGATCAAAATAATTATTGCTGAACATCCGCCAGCCGTTTCTGGCGGTCGGCCCGCCGGACTTCCACCGCCTGCTGCCACTCCTCGACAGACTCCGCCCGTCTCGGAACCATGATAACCGTCTGAACCGTAGTGGCTGGTTGATTATTATTTTTATCGGCGTTGTTTCCCCAGTACCGGGGAAAACGCCGCTCTAAAAAGTGTGCTGCGGCCCGCCAGTCATTTTTAGCCGCTTTCGAAATGAATTTAAGCGGGCCGTCCTGTGCTTTGAACAGGGCCTCATCGATTGCGTTGCACAGTTTTGCATGGGGCGTGATGTCCTGAAGCCGAGCCCTGGTCCCGTTCTGCTCCAGCTTTTCGAGACGTTCGAGATCCTCTTTGCCCGTCTTGATCCATTTTTCAAACGTTTTGCAATAAACTCCCGCGGCGGCGCACGCAAATTTATAGTGGTGGCCCTGCGCAATCGCTTTTGATATGCTTTCGATCACCCCCGGAGTCAGTTTAGATGGCCTGCCGACGCTGGAATTGACGGGCAGCGGTTTTTCCTTGTCATCGCGCTGGATGCTTTCGAGCGTGCGCTTGAATTTAATGCCGCTTTTTATCAGAGCCGCCATTTTCCGGTTTCCGGGTGTTTTTGCAATTAAGTGTCATTGCGATCGCTTGCGACTTTGTTGTTAAAGTGCCTCATGAAATTTTGCCTAAAAAAGTTTACATAATACTTTTTTAAAGTTTTGCATTAACTATTCTGCAAGTACCTGTTTTCACTTGGATTTAAAAATCGCCTGAAAAAGTTTACAAAAAGTTTACATAATACGGGATTTGGACGTTGCGCAACATATTGAATTTATTGAGTAACAATAAAAAGTTTACATAATATCACTTGTCAGACGTTTTTCATATCATCTAATAATTCAGTATGTTAAGTTAATTCCGGCCATAATTTCATAATAATTATTATGTAAACTTTTTCAAGGTTAAGGCTGTTTTTGGCTAAACGCCCCTAGGCGCCCACTGAGCGACGATCCCACGCTGCCCCATGGGGTTATGCACCCTGCCCTGATCGTTCAATGCCGAGCCTCTCAGGGCGCCTGGAGGTGTGTTCCGGCTGGGGCTGTAAATAAAAAAAGCCCCGTAAGACACACCTCCAAGGTGCCTTACGGAGCTTTTTAAGCTAAAATTATGATGAATTTGACTTTTTACGGATTAAATAAGTGTCTGATTTTATTGGATTTTTCACAACGTCTGATAATGTTCATTATGTAAACTTTTTTAAATCTGCAATAAAATCAGACACCTGGGGCGGCGCATCGGCGCCCCATGTGTAACAACTCGTAACAAAAACAATCTCGCAAAAAACCTCACACCAAAACAATCCCGGCAAAAAAGCCCCATAAGACACTGGCCATACGATAACTGCGGTTCCTCTTTTTCCTTTGTCATTCGCGGCCCCCTCAGTTGGCGGCCCGCAAACGGCGTCTCAAAGCGTTCATGGCACACGTTGTGCCTACCTAGCTCCGCCCACTCGATTACATGCCAGAAGGATAAAAAAATGCAATCAACAGAGCAGAGATTAAAATGCACCCGTTTAAGATTCTCACAATTCCCGGATGAAGTCAAGAGTTTTTTACACATTCTAACCTCCTGATATTATTGAGTTTCCTCGACAAACTCGCCTTCCCTCCCCTGCTCCGTGCATTTTTTCTCCAATGGGGCATCGGCTTTTAAACTGTTTTTTGTTGATTTGAAACATTTATTTGTTGAATTCTTGTTTTTTGTGTTGATTTCTTTCGACTCAACGTCCAGGGATACATCGATGCCGCTTGGGACTGGCTTCATCCCCTTGATTATAATCTTGGCTGGCTTTTGGATGTTGTCGCCAATCTGCCGCATGGCAGTGGTCAGGTTTCCGAATATGCCAAAAAAAGCGTCGGCGTCTATCCCGTCATCAAAATCTCCTTTAAGTGTTATCTTTAAGTCAGCTTTATCCGCCTTCTTTGTTTTGAACATCAAAGCCTCCTTCCACGATTCGCAAGCTTTTCCCCTGTGCCGTCATAACCTGCTGAAATTAAAGAGCTTTTGCCCGATACCGCGCCCTTCTCTCCCCCAGCATCTCCTTGAAGTCCCTGATCTTCGAGCGCTTGACTTTCTTACTCGTCCCCCCCACGGCTGCAAGCCTCCACCTGAAATCAGCCCACTGCTGCCTGGTCGGCCGATAGCAATCCGACTGATGTTCTATCTGGCGAGACTTCGCTTGCGAGGCCTGCCTGGCCTGCCTGGCCTGGCGGTCCGCAAGCTCCCGGTAGCACTCGATGATATTTTTGGGCTTGGGCAGGAATTCTGACCGCTTTCTCGCCATGGAGAAGGCTTCTGACAGCAAATCCAGCGAACGTATCTCATCCGCGAAGTCCTCTGCCCACATCTCGGCCATGGTTTGGATCGTCTGCGCGTTTATGTTGTTGCTGTTGTAATAAAATTTTAATTTTTTCAGTTCAGTGATGAGAATCGGGATCATATCCAATTGTTTTTGCGTTTTCTTTTTTTTCATTTTCAAAGCTCCCTGATTTTTCTGCTTCCATTAGCTCCTGGCCCCACTGTCGCATTTCAAAATCCTGCGCCTGAGCGTATGTTCGCGGCATGGGCGCATTCCCGGGACCCGCCTTGTTTCTGATATCCGTTTTCATCTTGGCGTCCAGTTTGTCAAACTGCGCTCTCAGCTTTTTTGTTGACAAGATGTTAGGGAGCCAGAATTCGTCCTGTTGCGCCCACCGGATTACAGCCTCAAGCTCATCGAAGGTGCGATTATCCAGGCGGTGGGCGCGGTCAATGTGCAATGCCCATTTTTGAGGGTCGGCTTTGGCTTTGAGAGCGTCCTTGTTGTTGGGTTGCCACTCAAGGATCAGATCAGCCAACAAAATAGAAAGCCTGGCCTCGTCAGAGTCCGGTGAAAAGTTGCAACAAGAGTTTTTATTATTCTTTATATTGTTATTCTTATTAACTTCTTTAAGAACGCGTTGATCTTTGCGTTGATTTTTTGGAATCTTTGCGTTGATCTTTGCGTTACTCGCTATCTGTGTGTTTAAAGAATCTTCAGTTAAGTTAATAGGTTGACTATCGTATTTGTTGCGTTGATCTTTGCGTTGATTTTTTGGAATCTTTGCGTTGATCTTTGCGTTACTTTGGTCTTCAGTGCGTTGGTCGTCATGGTCGTGCGGCTGATATTTATTGTAATTACAGATGGTTATGGTTGTAAATCTTTGCGTTGAAAATATTGCGATTTCTCCTGAGCTTACAAGCTTGCCAAGACAGGTACGAACCGATTGATATGTCAAACCACTCTCATCTGCCAACTGCCTACATGACGTCACTACTTGCCCTTTTTTGACTGTCGTTCCACCGATCTCGCCGTCTTTGTATCTAGCTTTAATCAACAAATGAAAAAACAAGCTTTTTGTTTTGATATCCCGATACCACTCCCAATCCGAGATTTGCCTGTACAAGCGAATCCAGCCGTTATTCATAGGCGCTCCTTTACAGGGGGTGTCAAATATTCGTCATAACCACGGATAGTTATCACAATTAATTCATTGGCCGCCTCTATGTCGATCTCATTTGATTTCACAAGCCTGTTAAGGCAGATGCGAACCAATTTGCCTGATATCCCATTTTCTTTTGCCAACTGCCCATATGACGTCACTACCTGCCCCTTTTTAACTGACACCCCTCCCCTCTTGCCGTCTTTATATACGGCTTTGAGCAGCAGGTGCTGAAATAAACTTATTGTTTTGAAATATCTCCACCACTCCCATTTATCCCCGTAATCCCAGTCCAAAAATCCATCTTTTGTACTCATAATCTCTCCATTTGTGTATCTACACATGTGCCTACACATTTTGTATCCGCAGATGTGTTCGGCCAATGCGCGTGCGAACGGCGGCGGTCCCGCTCCATAAGTCACCGTACGGTTAGGATGACCTGCGCAAAACGTGTTTGCAAGCAGGGCATATGTGTTTTCCATTACGGTACATCAGTTGGTGATAATCGCCCGAACACCGACTCTTTGCGTCAGGTCCATTCTGTCGTTCTAAAGGCGACCGGCGCATTAGCAGCGTGATGTGCAGGGGCAGCATCGGAATTAAACATAGATAGATGTGCAGCGTACAGTACGGTGGTGGCATTTCGTAGTTTTTTCGCCAAAATACGCCGACCCACATATCTCTAACCTCAAACTGGAATTGAGCTTTTACCCATTGACTATCTATAAATCGCCATTTTTTCATTTGCTAAAGCCTTTAGAACGTTTAGATGAGCCGCTACTTTGATGGAAAACAAAACCGCGAAAGAGGGCCATTTGTGTATCTACACATGTACCTACACATTTTGTATCCACAGATGCCCTTTGCGGTGATGGTTACGTCCGCATTTCATCCCTGACCGAAATCTCGACCGAAATCCCATCCATGATCGCCGGAGAAATTTTTTGATATAGCCTTTCGTATGCGGGTCTCGATGATCCCAAAAATCCATCGATAACAGTGTTGTTGTTGATCCTGTCCCCCACCAGTATGCACCCCAGCGTGTCATCATCAGTGTTGCCCGGATGAATGTAGATATATTCGAATCCCGGAACACTCCGTAGCCACAGCATGCCGTGATGCCTGCTGCCATAGCGTTTGGAATAGCGTTGATGCATTCCGCCTTCTGCGCGAAGATTTATTTTGTACCTGCCCTCCGGTATGCGGGTTTTGCCATAGATTTTTTTATTTTGTCTTGTGTCCTCCAGAGAATAGCACTCGAATTTTTCATCGACAAACAACAGGCCGATGGTGCTCTTCCGTGTTGTGCTGAATCGATATAAATTCAGGATCATAGCGCCTCCATTTTCTCAAAACGGTATATCGTCAATTGTATCGAATTTTTTTTACCTCTTCTTTTCGATATTCATGGTCTGTGTTTTTGTCCGTTTCAGATTTGTGTGCGGAACTCAGAAACTGGACATCAAATGCAATAATCTCCACGATTTTGCGTTTTATATTATCGTTATCAATCCATTCGCGGGTCCGCAATCTGCCCTCGACGTAAACCAGCTTGCCTTTTGCAAGATGATTGCCACATATCTCCCCCAGCTTGTCCCAGGCCACTACGCGGTGCCACTCGGTATGCTCCTGTTTGCCACCGCTAGCGTCAGTCCAACGTTCCGTGGTTGCCACCGAAAAATTGGACACGGCAGTATTTCCCCTGGTATACCGCAGCGTTGGGTCTCCTCCCAGTCTGCCAACCAGTATAACTTTGTTTACATTCGACATCTGAGTCTCCTTTCTATGATTTTTTCGACATCCTCATTTAAAAAAACGCCATACCGCGCTGCCCTTCTCTTGAGCTGCTTTGTCGCGGCGATTCTTTTATCTGCCCGTTGCCTGGCGCGTTTTGCGTCAATCGCAAGCTCAACGGCCAGGCGCAGAGACCTATTAAAGGCGGCTTTGAAATGAAAAGACTTCATACACACGGAATCCATGTTGCCCCCTTTGCTGCGAAGTTGATTTAGTTGATCTTGAGATTTATATCTTCGACCACCAACAACATCTCCTCGATGAACTTGTCCACTCCATCAGAAAGCTCCCTGATGAAATCCTCATCCCTGTAAACACGTCTGACGAATATGGGCAGATCGGGATATTGCGGTACAATCTCGTTATATTCGTCACGAATCCAGCAAGCCTGAATAAAATCGCACCAGTCCCGCTCGCATATGAAAAGGCCCCACTGGATTTGCTTTTTGTGCTCTGGTGGAACCCGGTCCTTGTGGACTATCTCAACGAAATTCTTCCCGTTCGTGTTCTTAATCTCGACCATCCCGTCATCACCGACCAGGCCATCCGGAGAACAATGCTTGTGCTCAGATGCTTTAACCATCGCGACCTGATCGACTTGCTTGTCATGTATAAACTCATAATCTTTACGTGACAGCGGCTCAGAGTCAGTGCCCAGCTGCATGGCGTCATTGATGTAGAATTCGGCGATTTTTCCCGACAGAATTTCGTGCGCCTTTTTGTACATGTAGTCGCTGCGTACCTTCCCCCTGCCACCAGCTGTGGCGTTCTTGACTCCGGAGCCGCCGACGCTGCCGATGCGCAGCCTAAGCCACTCCTCGGATCTCTGTTGTATGTCCTTGATCATAATCATGGCCGAATTCTCCTTCTTTTTTTCTCCGGTCTTCAAGCTTTCGCATAAGCATCCCGACGGCTATTTCATATTTTTCCAGGGGGAGACTTTCGACACTTTTCACACCGAAATGTATAAGAAACTTTTGCTCGTCAGCTCCGGCTTCTTTGATGTAGTCATATATAACCGTGGCCTGATCGGGACTTATCGGTTTGGCCGTTCTGCCGCCGTTGCCGCTCGAATACTTACTGTCCCATTTGCCTTTTTTCTCAAGCTCGCCAAGGTAGACGTTGGCGCCGACTCCGATTCTTTTCATCGCGACGGACTCAGCGTCGGTCACAGCCATTTTTACAGCCTCATCAGATGAATATAGCTTTCCTTTTTCTAAAGCCGTCACCATTTTGGATCCGACTCCGAAGACTGGATCACTCCACTCTCCGTTTACAAGGCGATACTGAAGGCTGATCTGCGCAACCCACATTTCCTCGTCGTTTGGACATGGCTTGGCCCACAGCTTGACGATCTCCGTCTTCCATCCGGTCCCGCAGGGTCCGAACATCTCCGTCATGATCTGATTTCTCCACATGGGGTTGATGTCGTGAAACCCAGCCCTGCCAAGCCGCCCACCCATGATCCTCTTCAGGTACTTTGGCGGCACTTCTTTTGATGTTTCCCAGATTCTCATGTTTTGTTTCATTTTGCGGTCTCCTTTTTTGCTCCTTGCTTTTAGGGTTTTAGGTCCAGTTTCGCGCCAAACAGATTCGCGTCAGCCAGATCCGCGCCGATCAGGTTTGCGGCAGCCAGATTCGCGCCGAGCAGATTCGCGTCAGTCAGATCCGCGCCAGCCATATCCGCGCCAGCCAGATCCGCGCCGATCAGGTTTGCGGCAGCCAGATTCGCGCCGAGCAGTTTCGCGGCAGCCAGATTCGCGCCGGTCAGATTCGCGCCAGCCAGATCCGCGATGGTCAGATCTGCGCCGGTCAGATTCGCGTCAGTCAGGTCCGCGCCAGCCATATCCGCGTCAGTCAGATCCGCGTCATCCAGATTCGCGTTGCGCAATTTTGCGCCAAACAGATCCGCGCCGAGCAGGTTTGCTTTGGTCAGGTCCGCGTCAGCCAGATTCGCGTCAGCCAGTTTCGCAATGGTCAGATCTGCGCCGTCCAGATTCGCGCCAGTCAGGTCCGCGCCGATCAGGTCTGCGCCAGTCAGATCCGCGCCGATCAGGTTTGCTTTGGTCAGATTCGCGCCGGTCAGATTCGCGCCGGTCAGTTTCGCGGCGAGCAGATCCGCGCCAATCAGATCCACGTTGCACAATCTTACGCTATCCAGTTTCGCGTTGCACAATATTGCGCCGATCAGGTTTGCTTTGCCCAGTTTCATGCTGGTCAGGTCGGCGCCAGCCAGATCCGCGCCAGTCAGATTTGCGCCGGTCAGATCTGCGTCAGCCAGATTCGCGCCAAACAGATTCGCGTCAGCCAGATTCGCGCCAGTCAGATCCGCGCCGATCAGGTTTGCTTTGGTCAGATTCGCGCCGGTCAGATTCGCGCCGGTCAGTTTCGCGTCAGCCAGATTCGCGCCAGTCAGATCCGCGTCAGTCAGATCCGCGCCGATCAGTTTTGCGCCAAACAGATCCACCCCGGTCAGGTCTGCATCGTCCAGATTTGCGCCGGTCAGGTCTGCGTTGCGCAATATTGCGCCGATCAGGTTTGCATTGGCCAGTTTCGCGTTATTCAGGATCGCACTTTCCAGATCCACGCCGGTCAGGTCTGCGCCGTCCAGATTTACATTTTCCAGAATCACAGCTTGCTGCATGGCGACCTTAAAAGATTCTGCATCAGCTTTGTAAATCACATCGCCCGTGGTGTCCTTGATTTCGTGGGTTTTCATTGTTTTTCTCCTTTCGTTTCCGATTGCCCCGCCATTTCTGACGGGGCGAATGTGCTCTTGATCAACGGAGGAAAAAACCGAGGTCCGCGCCCTCCAGGTCCGCATCCTCCAGATCCGCCTCGCGCAACTTCGCCCCGGTCAGATCCGCGCCGGCCAGGTACGCATCGGTCAGGTCCGCGCCGGTCAGGTCCGCCTCGCGCAACTTCGCGCCGGTCAGTTTCGCGCCGGTCAGTTTCGCGCCGTCCAGGGCCGCAATGGTCAGGTCCGCGTAGCGCAATTTTGCGCCGGCCAGGTCCGCGCCGGTCAGTTTCGCGCCGGTCAGTTTCGCGCCGGCCAGGTACGCGCCGGCCAGGTACGCGCCGGCCAGGTACGCGCCGCGCAATTTTGCATTGGTCAGGTCCGCCCCGGT